CTACGTACTTTTTACACAATAGTGTAAATATAATACAGCCTTGTATCAACAATCAACCCACAGGAGAACTTAACATGACTGACCGCGCTCAATTTGAAGCCATGCTTGAAGCTTTGATCAACGATGATCAACAAGCCGCAAAAGAGATATTTCATAATATCGTAGTAGGTAAATCGCGTGAGATTTACGAAGAACTACTAGCAGAAGATTTTCAACCTACAGACACAGGTAATCCATACGGTAGCCAAACAGAAGCTGCCGAAGATGATGCTGACCCTGTAGATGACGCAGATGATTCAGAAGAAGACGACTCAGCTGATGATGCTGACGACTCAGCTGATGATGCAGAGTTTGGTGCTGACGATTCAGAAGAAGACGACAGCGAAGACGGCGACATGGACATGGACATGGGCGACGAAGAAGGTGAAGATGGCGGTGCTATCGAAGATCGCGTTATGGATCTAGAAGACGCTTTAGAAGACCTAAAAGCAGAATTTGAACAACTATTATCTGGTGAAGAAGGTGAAGAGCACATGGGCGGTGACGACATGGGCATGGAACCAGAAATGGGCGGTGACGACATGGATATGCCGGCAGAAATGGGCATGGACGACATGGGCGGCAACGATGAAGTTGCAGAATTAATGGAATACGTAAACAAGATTGGTGCTCCTTATGCAGGTGGCAATGTTGCTGGAACTAAAGAAGGTTCAGCAGTTGGTTCACAAAACGGTAGCGTAACTCCAGAAACAAATACAAAAAGTATTGTAGCTGGCAAGAATGATATGGGCGGCACAACTGCAAATATCGCTAACAGCTTTGTAGAAGTACACGGCGATGTTGGTGCAAAATCTACAGTTAAAGGTAATGGCGTAACAGGCCCTAACCACAAGCCAAATCCACACGCTGGCGGCAACATTAATGTTCCAGGCGGCAAAGCTGGTAAAACAGCATTTAAAACCCAAGTTAAAGGCGGTGGATTAGATCGTCAAAGCGGTTTTAGTAAAGAAGGTGCCTTAGCTGGAACTGGTGCTCATGGACAGTCATCTGCCAAGAACACTAAGTCTATCATTAGCACCAAAGTACGTTAATTAACACAGAGAACATATAATATATGTTATACCTCCGAGAGAATCTCAGTTTCAACGAAGCAAAAATGATCGTTGAGTCTGATGACAAAGACGGGAAAAGTTTATACATGTCCGGGATTTGCATCCAGGGCGGTATACGCAACGCTAACCAGCGTGTTTACCCTGTGAATGAGATTGGCAAGGCTGTCAAAACCCTAAACGATCAGATTCAAAACGGTTATTCAGTTCTCGGAGAAGTAGATCATCCAGATGATCTAAAAATTAACCTGGACCGTGTGTCCCACATGATAGTTAATATGTGGATGGACGGCCCTAATGGTTACGGTAAACTGAAAATTTTACCAACCCCTATGGGACAACTGATCAAGACAATGCTGGAAAGCGGAGTTAAGTTAGGCGTTTCAAGTCGCGGATCCGGAAACGTCAAAGATGACGGATCCGGTGAAGTATCAGATTTTGAGATTATCACAGTAGATATGGTAGCTCAACCTAGTGCTCCAGGAGCATATCCTACACCGATTTATGAACACCTTATGAATAATAAGGGAGGATTAAGTGCCTTACGCATAGCGCAAGAGGTGAAAGGGGATCCTAAAGCACAGAAATATCTCAAAGAGAGCTTATTACAAATAATAAGCAAACTCCAATAACAAGGAGAATCATATGTTGGATGCACTAAAAAGTTTATTCGAAAACAATGTGATTTCTGAAGAGATCAAAGAGTCAATTGAGGCCGCTTTTGAAGCTCGTATCAACGAAGCTAAAGAAACTGCTACACAACAACTACGCGAAGAATTCGCACAAAAATACGAACACGACAAGAACACAATGATTGAAGCAGTAGATCGCATGATCTCTGAACAATTAAGTGCTGAGATTGTTGAGTTTGCAGATGATCGCAATCAATTAGCTGAAATGAAAGTAAAGTATGCTAAAAAGATGAAGAAAGATGCCGAGGTAATGAAGGAATTTGTTACACGTCAACTGGCTGCTGAAGTTAAAGAACTTCACGAAGATCAAGTAACAATGGCAAACAAGTTTGGTAAATTGGAACAATTTGTAGTTGAGGCTCTAGCTCAAGAAATTACAGAGTTTATGCAGGACAAACGTGATCTCGCTGAAACTAAGGTACGCTTAGTTCGCGAAGGTCGTGAACAGATCAAGAAGGTAAAACAACAATTTGTTGAACGTGCCGCTAAGATGGTTGATACAGTAGTAACTCAGAACTTAACTTCTGAAATTACATCACTGAAAGAAGACATCGAAGCCGCTCGTCGCGCAGATTTTGGCCGCAAGTTATTCGAAGCTTTTGCTCAAGAATATTCAAGCAGTTACCTAAATGAAAAATCGGAAACAGCAAAATTACTCAAGGTCATAGACTTGAAAGATTTGGCAATGAAAGAGGCAGCGGAAGCTGTTGTCAAAGCTGAACAAATTTTAGAAAGTAAACAAGCTGAAATCCGTGCTTTGAAAGAAGCTGAAGAACGTAAAGAAATCATGGGTGAATTACTTGCTCCACTTAACAATGAGCAAAAAGCAATCATGAAAGAATTGATGGAGACTGTAAAGACTTCCAAATTAAATGAAAGTTTTGAAAAGTACTTGCCATCAGTATTGAATGGTAAGGCTCCGCAGAAGAAACAGGCACTAGTAGAGGCTAAAGAAATAACCGGAAATAAGATTTCCAACACCAACCGTAGCAGCGAGACCGATAGCAACATTGTTGATATTCGCAAGCTCGCAGGACTAAAAATTTAAGGAGAATTTAAATGTCAGAACTACTAACAGGACGTTGGGCAGAAACTAAGGAAGCCCTATTAGAAGGCTTACAAGGCACAAAAAAATCAGTAATGGGCGTTACACTTGAAAATACTCGCAAGTATTTGCAAGAAAGCGCAACAGCTGGTGCTACTTCTGCTGGCAACGTTGCAACACTAAATCGCGTGATTCTACCAGTAATCCGTCGCGTTATGCCAACCGTTATCGCTAACGAGTTACTAGGCGTACAACCAATGACTGGACCAGTTGGCCAAATCCACACATTACGTGTGCGTTACGCTGACACAGCAACTGGTGTAACAGCCGGTGAAGAGGCATTAAGCCCATTCAAGATTGCAGAAGCTTATTCTGGTAACGACTCAGCAACAGCTAAGGCAGCTTCAACAGCTACCCTAGAAGGTCGTGCTGGTAACAAACTAAGCATTCAAATCTTGAAACAAACAGTTGAAGCTAAGACACGTAAGTTATCAGCTCGCTGGACATTTGAATCTGCACAAGACGCACAAGCCCAACAAGGTATTGACGTTGAAGCAGAAATCATGGCTGCATTGGCTCAAGAAATTACAGCTGAAATCGACCAAGAAATTCTTGCTTCATTGCAAACATTAGCTGGTTCAGACGTTGTAACTTATGACCAAGCTAGCGTTTCAGGTACAGCTACATTCGTTGGTGACGAGCATGCCGCTCTTGCTGTTATGATCAATCGCGTAAGCAACTTGATCGCTCAACGTACACGTCGTGGCGCAGGTAACTATTGCGTTGTTAGCCCATTTGCGTTAACAATTCTTCAGTCTGCAACTACTTCAGCATTTGCACGTACAACAGAAGGTACATTCGAAGCACCTACAAACACTAAGTTTGTTGGTACATTGAACAATGCAATGAAAGTATACGTAAACAGCTATGCCGCTGATACACAATCAGTTCTAATTGGCTACAAAGGTTCTAGCGAATCTGATGCTCCAGCATTCTACTGCCCATACATCCCATTGATGTCAAGCGGTGTTGTATTGGATCCATCAACATTTGAACCAGTAGTATCATTCATGACACGTTATGGCTACGTAGAATTAAGCAACACTGCTTCTTCTCTAGGTAACGCCGCTGACTATTTAGGTCGTGTTGGTATTACTTCAGCTAACGTTAAATTCCAGTAATTT